GTCGCCGTCACCGCCGATTTCCACTGGTACTGGCTCTGCCGTTTTGACGACGACAGCGAAGATGCGGAGGAGTTCATGGCGAAGCTCTATGCGCTGCGTTCGTTACGGCTGCGCACGGTGCGGTCATGACCGCGCCGCCCTCACTGCCGTCGCTGCCGGGACTAGCTTGGTCGCGGCACAAAAAACCCGGGTTCGGCACCCGCGTCGCGCCGCATGTGTCGGGCCGCGAGGTGCGGGTGGCGCTGATGAGCTATCCGCTCTACGAGTTCGAGGCGGTCTATGGCGGCCTGACATCGTCGGCGAACGCGTTTTCCGGCCTCGGCGCCTCAAGCTTGCAAACCCTGATGGGCTTTTTTCTTCAGCTCCAAGGTCAGTTCGGCACATTCCTCTATGCCGATCCGGACGACCAGACCGTCAGCGGGCAAGCGTTCGCGACCGGCGACGGTGCGACCACGTCGTTCACGATCCAACGCGGGCTTGGCGGGTTTCTTGAGCCGGTCGGATGGGTGACGACGCTATCGAACGTCTATCTGAATGGTGTGCGGCAAACCAGCGGTTTCATGCTGGGTACGCCGAACACGCTGACCTTCACGGTCGCTCCGGCCTCCGGTGTGATCGTGTCGGCCGATTTCGCCTACGCCTTCAACTGCCGCTTCCTCGACGATCAGATGGATTTCGAGGAGTTCATGTCGAGCCTGTGGAAGCTCGACAGCATGAAATTTCGCAGCGTGAAGCCATGAAACCGGCATCGGCACCCCTCATCAGTTATCTCAACGCCGCCCGCGCCAGCGCCGACGTGCCCTTGCTGATGGCTGACGCACTCACGTTCACGCTGCGCACCGGTCTCACGCTCTGCTACACCAATGTCGACGTGAGCTTCGCTTACGGCGGCAACACTTATCTTGCCAATTCCATCCTGGTCGACGGCCTGAAGTACAAGGCCGCTGTCGGCCTCGACGTCGACCAGCAGCAGATCACCGTTGCGGCGCGGCCGACCGACACCATCAGCGGCGGCGCGCCGTTTCTCCAGGCGCTGCGTGACGGAGCGTTCGACGGCTGCGAGATTACGCGCAGCCGCATATTTTTCTCCGACCGCATCGGCGGCACCGCAATCGGCGCCGTGACGCTGTTCAAGGGCCGGCTGGGCACCGTGGACCAGATCGGCCGCACCAGCGCCAAGCTCACGGTCAACTCCGATCTGGTGCTGCTCGACATCGACATGCCGCGCAACCTGTATCAGCCGACCTGCCTGCATACGCTGTACGATTCCGGCTGCACATTGATCAAGAACGCCTTCGGAGCGAACGGCGCCGCGGGTGCCGGCTCGACCGCGTCGATCATCAACTGGTCCGGCGCCAGTGCGGTCTACCAGCAGGGCTCGTTTACTTTTACGTCCGGCGTCAATGCCGCGGTGACGGCGAATGTCAACAGCGTGGTCGCCGGCACCTCCCTCACCCTCGGCTATCCGCTGCAAAGCGTGCCGTCGGCGGGCGACACCTTCACTGTCTATCAGGGCTGCGACCACACCCCCGGCACCTGCAAGAACAAGTTCAACAATCTGGCGAGTTTCCGCGGCTTTCCGTACGTGCCCCCGCCGCAGATGGCGATCTGAGGGCAAGACCCGAACGCCACGCGGCGGTCGATAGCCTAACACCAGGTTCTGAAATGAATCACTTCGAGCGCGCACAGCGCACCGCGGTCGTGGCCGAGGCGCGCGCCTGGATCGGCACGCCTTATCACAACTGCGCCGATATTAAGGGTGTCGGCGTCGACTGCGGCATGCTGCTGGTGCGGGTGTTCGTTGATGCCGGGCTCGTCGCGCCGTTTGATCCGCGGCCTTATCCGATCGATTGGCATCTGCATCGCAGCGAGGAGCGCTACCTGGGCTTCGTCTTCGAGCGCGGACGCGAGGTGGCTGCGCCGCAGCCCGGCGATGTGATGGTGCTGAGGTATGGCCGCTGTTATTCGCACGGCGGTGTGGTCACGCAGACTTCGCCGCTTGCCATTGTCCATGCCTTTCATCCAGCGCGGCGCGTGCTTGAGGAGGAGGTCCGGCAGAACACCGTGCTGGGCGATGCTGCGCGCCAGCCGCGGTTCTTCAGCTTCTGGGCGAGGGCGGCATGAGCATCTTCCGGAGCCAGAGCCAGGCCGCCGCGGTCACGCCTGACTACACCGGCCTGCAAATCCAGACCGCGGTCAACGCGCTGCCGATTCCGATCGTGTGGGGCGAAACCAAGCTCGCGCCGAATGTGGTCTGGTACGACAATTTCCACTCCTACCCGCAGAACAGCGGCGGCGGTGGCGGCAAGGGCGGCATTTTCGGCGGCGGCAGCAGCACCACCGGATATACCTACAGCGCTGCCGTAATCATGGCGCTGGCCGAAGGGCCGATCGCCGGCATCAATCAGATCTGGCGCGATCAATCGGTCTATACGCTGAGCGAGCTTGAACTGTCGCTGTTCACCGGCCCGACGCCGCAGCCGGTGTGGACCTATCTCACCTCTGCCTATCCGTCGCAGGCCCTGGCCTATCAGGGCACCGCCTTTGTGTGCGCGCCGAATTACAATCTCAGCGATAGCGCGACTCTCGACAACCACAACTTCGAGGTTCAGGGATTCCGTTGTGGCAGCGGCTATGGTCCCGGCTATGGCGCCGTCGATGCCGATCCATCGCAGATCATCTCGGATTTCCTGATCAATCCGCAATACGGTATCGGCTTTCCGTCCGCCAGCATCGACGCCACGACCCTGTTTGGTTCGGGAGGCGATGCGTCTTATCAGACCTATTGCCGTGCCGTCGGCTTGGCGCTGAGCCCGGCGCTGACCGATCAGGAGCAGGCTTCGAGCATATTGGCGCGTTGGCTGCAGCTGACCAACACGGCCGCGGTGTGGTCGGGAGGGCTGTTTCGTTTCGTCCCTTACGGCGACAGCGCGGTGACCGGCAACGGCATTACGTTTAGCCCGGACGTGACACCACTCTACAATCTCACCGATGACGACTTCAAGCTCGACAACAACGAGGATCCGCTACAAGTCACGCGTTCCGACCCCTATCAGGCCTACAACGTCTGGCGCCTCGAAATCGCCGAGCGCGACAACGCCTACAACCTGACGCCGATTGAGTCGCGCGACCAAAATGCCATCGAGCTTTATGGCCTGCGTATTGCCTCGACCGTCACCGCCCATGAAATCTGCGACGAGAACATGGCGGCGGTCTCCGGCCAGCTCATGCTGCAGCGGGCGCTTTATGTCCGCAACACCTATAAGTTTCGCCTGTCGTGGGAATATTGCCTGCTCGACCCGATGGATCTCGTGACGGTGTCGGATGCGATTCTCGGCCTGTCGAATGCGCCGGTGCGCATCATCGAGATCGAGGAGGACGAAAGCGGCCTTTTGCAGGTGACGGCGGAGGAGTTCCCGCTGGGTGCGGCGACAGCGACGCTCTATCCGGTTCAGCCGGTCACCAACAATCCGATCAACCGCAATACCGCCGCCGATCCGGTCAATGCGCCGATCATCTTCGAGCCGCCGGTGGCGCTGGTCGGAGCAGCGCCGCAGGTGTGGATCGCCGCATCCGGGGGCGCCGGCGGCGTTGCCGACCCCGTTTGGGGCGGCGCCTCCGTGTGGCTCTCGCTCGACAACGCCTCCTACAGCCAGATCGGCACCATCACCGCACCGGCGCGGCAAGGTCTCCTCTCGTCATCATTACCGGTCTTTGCCGGGAGTAATCCCGATACTGCCGATACGCTGGCGGTCAACATGGCGGAAAGCGGCGGCGTGCTGACGACCGCGACCGCGCTCGATGCTCAGCTTGGTAACACGCTCTGCATCGTGGATGCGGAACTCGTATCGTACGCCACCGCGTCGCTGACCGGGGTGAACCAATATGCGCTGACGACTTTGTACCGCGGCCTCTACGGCACCACGGCTGCCGCGCACATAGCCGGCGCACCGTTCGCGCGGCTCGATGATGCGGCGTTCAAGTACGACCTGCCGCTGCAATATGTCGGCCGCCCGCTTTACATCAAATTGCAGAGCTTCAACGTATTCGGCGGCGGGGTACAGGATATCTCGACTTGCGCCGTCTACAGCTACACGCCAAGCGGCGCCGCGGCGGATCATCCGGTCGCGCGGGCGCTGAGTGTCAGCATTGTTGTCGACTTCGGATCGGTGGCCGTTGCGGCCGCGGCCAGTGATGATTTCGGCACGCCGCTCACGCTTGCCGTGGCACTCGATGTCGATCTCGGTGCAGCCTAGGGAAAATCAGCATGACCACAGCGGTACAGGTTCAATATCGGCGCGGCACCGCCGCGCAGGTCGCGTCATTCACCGGTGCGCAAGGCGAATTGATCGTTGACAGCACGAACAGCAGGATCGTGGTGCAGGACGGCGTAACAGCCGGCGGCTGGCCGGCGGCGAAGCTTTCTGAAATCGGCGGCGGCTTTCTCAACAGGTTCCGCAATGCCACGATGGACGTATGGCAGCGCGGCACCGCGCCGTCGCTGAGCGCCGGCACCTCGGGATCGCAGTACACGGC